CAGAAAACCCCACTGGAGCTATCTGGTAAAAGGGATCCCATTCTTTGAAAGAAGCGATCTCTTACTAATCTCTTCCATTTGTAATCGAAGAGATTATTAGGCATCCACCGAAGGGTTCTACCCAGGCTCGATGCCTTTCCAACGGCCGTGTTACGATCGTTGAAACTCTCGTTGTTCTTAGAACAAGGAGAGAGAAGCCTCACTTTGACTGAGTCAATAAAAGGTGAGGCTTGATAGGACTCCTCAGACTTATTTAAAGTCTGAGGAGACCATAAAGGATTCCTGAAGTTTTTAACCCAGAGAATCTTTTCACAGTATCTCACAGCTATGCTGGAGAAACCGTGTTTCTCAGGTGAGATCTTAGATCCCAATCTGAGATGAGCCTCTGTAATACCTTGAAGGTATTCCAGAGGTCCTACTGCAATGTGATCATCACCTGCAATAGCAAAACACCTCCAAGGGACTTGGACTGGTGTTTGAAAATCTCGTTTAAGATAATGTCTTATCGAGATTTCTTCTGACACTAGATTTACTAGTGTCAGAATAGTCTTTGCGAGAGGTTCTCCCATAAAGACTCCTCGTGAACTAATAAAGACTTTGTCTATTTTGTCCACGAAACACACTCGATCTGCTTTAAGCAGTTCTAGTGCGATCGGAATGAGCGGGCTAAGATAGCCGAGCCCATCCGTGAATCCCTCAAGTACTCGCGTTGCGATTTCTCTTGGGATTGAATCAGTAGCTGACTTTAAGTCGCTACTGAGACAGAGTAGATCTCCCCCTAAGGAGGTAAAATCTGCTCTTTTGACCAGGTATAGGTATTGCCATGCCTGATCAGTTCTCGCCAAGCCTGCTTCACAGCTTGGGTGAGAGGCCAAAAACCCACGTGTTACGTGGGCTAAGGCTTGTTGTAACACATAAAGCCACCATGGCCCTGTTGTTACAATACGGGCTTTTGACCCTGGCTCTGCCACAGTCAAAACCCGAAGTGGGATACCCACTTTTGTCATCTCATTTTGCATTACAAAATAAGCTGACATAAGGATTTGTTCGCCTATGGCTTCATCAAATCCTTGACGGAATACTTGAAACCCTACAATGGTTTCAGGCGTTACAGTTCCAAACTTATAGTCGGGATACCCTTCATAAGTTTGGGTTCGACACCAAGTCCTCCATCGGGGGACTCCGGCTTCCTCTCTGAGTGAGCCGAAAGGTGTCTGGATTAAATCATCCTCCTTAGGAGTATGATCTAATATAGGAGTAATGGAATCTACGATTTCCTTTGCCCTGCCTCCCTGCATAACTGTGTTATACAGAGAGCCGGAAGTTGCTAACGATAAGTGAGCAGCTTTCAATGGCCCAGGTCCTGCTTTGCGGCATCTGCGGCCAATTATGTATGAAGCGTGATACGCTTCATCCATAATAGTTGCATCAGGCGAATATCGCTCTGTTGTAACTTCTTTAAAGGTCTGCAAGGCCTTTAATTCTACTCGCAAATCTCCCGTCGGGAGTTGTCGAGAAGAAATTAACTGGGCCAGATCTGTCAGATCTGACCTAGTTAAATCTCCTGACCGAATTCTTTGAATTTTCGGCCAAGAGTTCAAAGTGAAGAAGAAATTCTTTGAATCTCTTACTTCACTTTTGAGGACAACAGTTTCTGTTGCCTCATTAAATACTGAAAGTCCAAAGGACTTCCAATATTTAATCACCAATGGGAGGTTAAACGTCCCACAGGTGATAGTCTTTCGAACAATATGTTTTAAAAGACTATAACCGTGATCTGTTACAAACATTTCACGATCAAACAGTAACAATGAGTCGATGACTCCGTGTACTGTTTGTTCTATCCTCTTGATCTGTTTCACAGATCGAGAGGATATAACCTCTGCAAGAGGTTTAGAAACTCCAAGTTCAGTCATTAACCGATTTTGGAGTTTATATAAGCCGTCTGCCTTAAAGACATTCCGCTTATATTTCATCAATCCTTTAAGAATTGATGAATTTCGAGAAGGTAGGATGAAATCCATGTTCTCGAATAGGCGAGGAATATAGATTCTATACCCCTTGTCTCG